GAACGAATCAGGCGGCATTTTGGACTTGGCAAGCACAACAGTCAAGGCAGTTGTAGTTCGCTTGGTGTAATAAAAGGGGGCTAATAACCCCCTTTTTTAAGGAATCTTATGGCTACATATCGGTGTATTCAGTCAGGTAATTTTGTGACTTTTACCCTGCCCCATGACATTGAGAGCATGAAGGGTCATCAGGGTTATGTGCGAATTGATGAAGTTGAGACCGAAGAGGCTGTTAAGCCTTTGATCTTGAAACAGCCAGTGCGTGTCAAGAAGATGGGCCGTCCAAGAAAGTTAGCAAATGTCTGAAATTGACCCAAGAGAATTTGGCAAGTTAGAGGCTCAAGTTGAGGCTTTACAAGCAGAAGTTCACGCACTGCGCCAAGATATTAAAACCCTTTTAGAAATGGCAAACAAATCTAAAGGCGGTATGTTTGTCGGAATGGCAATTGCATCTGTTTTAGGTGGCTTTATCTCATTTTTTGCTTCAAAGGTGCTGAGATGAGTTTGCTCACAGGCGTTGTCTGCCCTATTGCAACCCAAGACATTTCGGTCAATCTGAAGAACCGAAACAATGCTTTTAAAAAGTTTGGTTATGGGCCGCCCAACCCAGACGAAGCAAACGAGGCGTTCTGGCTTAAGAAAGCCAAGATGTACAACGCTCCTACCGAAACAATCAAAGGGATGCTGTGCGGTAACTGCGCAGCATTCATTCAAACACCCAAGATGATGGCTTGTATATCAAGTGGTCTTGAAAAGGACGAGGGTGAGAAAGAATTATCTTATGACCAAAATTTCATTAAAGCCGCTGATCTCGGTTATTGCGACTTATTTCAATTCACTTGTGCTGCGGCCCGTACTTGTGATGCGTGGAAAGCTGGCGGCCCTATTACCAAGGAAAAACCATGATGAACTCAAAGACTCCCTCAAAGACCCAAAAGTCTAAGAAAACCCCTGCTGCAATGCCTCTGGCAATAATGATTGCGGTAGGTAAACCCAAGATGCGAGGTATGCCAGAACGTGGCGGTCGCACAGCTACCAACATGATGAAAAAGTCTTCACGGGGCAAGTGATGAAAACCAAAGCCCAAAAAAAGATCAGCAAAGTGATGACTGAGTTTGGCAAAGGTAAGCTGACTACCAATAAAAAGGTGGTCACAGACCCAAAACAGGCTTTGGCTATTGCTTTGTCAGAGGCTAGGAAAGCTAAAAAGAAATGAAAACCAAGTCCAAGGTCAATCAAGCAAAGGTATATACAAAACCTACGATGCGTAAAGCCTTGTTTGAAAAGATCAAGGCGGGTACGTCTGGCGGTGATCCGAACGAATGGTCTGCCAGAAAAGCACAACTTCTTGCGAAAGAATACAAAGCCGCTGGCGGGAAATACAAAACATGAGCAAAGACAAACCACATTACACGCCTGATGGCAAGCTGTACAAAGGCGAGACTCACAAGGTCGGCACAAAGCTGATGACGGGTGCTAAACACACGCCAGCAAGCAAGCCTTTAAGTCACACCCCTGCAAAGCAAAAGAAATGAAAAACCCGCAGCAGTCTCTGAAAGATTGGTCTAAGCAGAATTGGCGAACCAAGTCTGGCAAGCCCTCCTCTCAAACTGGCGAAAGGTATTTGCCAGAAGAGGCAATCAAGTCTTTGTCTGCAAAAGAGTATGCGGCAACCACTCGGGCCAAGCGTGAAGGCACAAAGGCTGGCAAGCAGTTTGTTGCCCAACCTAAAACAATTGCAAAGAAAACAGCGAGGTTCAGATGAAGACTCCAACTTGGCAAACAAAAGCTGGACAAAACCCAAAAGGGGGGTTGAGTGCCAAGGGAAGAGCGTCTTATAATAACGAAACAGGCGGCAATTTAAAGCCGCCAGTGAAGTCAGGCGATAACCCTCGAAGGGCCTCCTTTCTCGCACGAATGGGCAATATGCCTGGGGCTGAGATGAAAGATGGAAAGCCGACAAGACTTCTACTTTCTCTTAATGCTTGGGGTGCATCGTCCAAGGAAGACGCAAAGGCGAAAGCCAAAGCAATCTCTAAGAGGAATAAGAAGTGAGACCAGTATCTGTCAGTTCAAATCCAACAGCTAACACGCTGACAACCTTGTACACAGTGCCTAAAGGGTACTACGCAAGGGTGGCTTTGATTCACGCTAACAACGCTACTAACTCAAACAAGCACGTTACTTTTGATTGGGTTGACACTAGCGCAAGCGTTACTGTGAGCGTAATTTACCAATACACAATTGCTTCCAAAACCTCATTGTCATTTGGCTTGCCTTACTACTTTGTCATGGAAGAGGACGATGTTCTCAAGGTAACAACTGAGGCAGCGTCAACGATGGGAGTTGTTGCAACATTTGAACTTGAAGGGTCACAAAGAGCATGACATACCTTGAATTAGTCAATGACGTTCTTATTCGATTGCGTGAGTCCACAGTTACAACTGTTGGCGAAACAGCCTACTCCTCTCTGATTGGCAAGTTTGTCAATGATGCCAAGCGTCAGATTGAGGATTCTTTCAATTGGAATGTTTTAAGCACAACAGTCACGATCACAACTGTTGCGAACACATCCTCTTACTCAATGACGGGTGCTGGTCAAAAGTTCCAAGTTAATGATGCCATCAATACAACATCAGATGTGGGTCTGCAAAACATCTCTTTTGTACGCATGAACCGCAATTTGAACTTTGCAACTCCTGCAACTGGTGTACCCGCTGAATATGCGTTTAGTGGTGTGGATGGCTCTGGAGACACCAAAGTGGACTTGTATGCCATCCCAGATGGTGTTTACACAATCTTGTTCGACTTGGCTGTGCCACAAGCAAACCTTTCAGCAGATGGAACATCTGTCAAAGTTTTAGATTATTTGGTTGCTCAAAGTGCCTATGCTCGTGGCTTGATTGAGCGTGGCGAGGATGGCGGTACTGCCTCCTCTGAAGCCTATGCCCTCTTTCGGGCAATGCTCTCGGATGCCATTGCACTCGAAAGCACTCGCTATGTCGAAAACAACTTTGTGCCTGTCTAATGTCTAAGCCTCTACAAAGTTACAGTCTCTCAGCACCAGGCTTTTACGGCCTGAACACTGAAGACTCGCCCCTTGATTTAGGGGTGGGATTTGCTTTGGTAGCGACTAACTGCATCTTGGATCAGTATGGTCGGATTGGTGCTAGAAAAGGCTGGGACAGAGTTAATTCTTCATCAGGTACTCTTGGTGCTAATGATGTTGGCGTAATACATGAGTTGGTGCAAAACGATGGTACTTTGACTGTCCTGTTTGCGGGTAATAACAAGTTATTCAAACTTGGTACTTCCAACGCAGTCACTGAATTGACGTATGGGGGGGGTGGTACAGCACCAACCATCACGGCAAGCAATTGGCAATGTGCTTCTTTGAATGGCATTGCTTATTTCTTCCAAACTGGTCACGATCCTTTGATCTATGACCCAGCAGTAAGCATCACTACATTCAGAAGAGTCTCTGAGAAAACTGGCTATGTGGGAACAGTTCCATCTGCCAACATTGCCATCTCTGCATTTGGTCGCTTGTGGGTTGCCAGCACATCGTCAGATAAGGTCACTATCAGCTTCTCTGATCTGATTGCAGGTCATGTATGGGGTGGCGGCACTTCAGGCTCATTGGATGTTTCACGGGTCTGGCCCAATGGTGCTGATGAGATCATGGGGTTGGCAGCGCACAATGATTTCTTGTTTATCTTTGGCAAGAGACAGATTCTTGTCTATTCTGGTGCTTCTACACCCTCCTCTATCATTCTGAGCGACACAATTGGCTCGATTGGCTGCATAGCAAGAGATACGATTCAAAGCGTTGGCTCTGATGTGATTTTCTTGTCAGACTCAGGTGTTCGCTCACTGATGAGGACAATTCAAGAGAAGTCTGCACCACTTAGAGACTTGTCTAAGAACATTCGTTTTGACCTAAATTCGTCTTTGGTAAGCGAAACAATGGTTAATTTAAAGTCTGTTTACTCAGAAAAAGAAGCGTTTTATCTGCTTGTTTTGCCAACTACCGCACAAGTTTATTGTTTCGATACCAAACAAAGTTTGCAGGATGGTGCGTCTAGGGTTACCAAGTGGGACTCTATTGCGCCAACATCATTGCGGTCACTTAGAAATGGTGATTTGTACATTGGTAAGAATGGCTACATTGGAAAATACAGTGGCTATTTAGATGACACATCTACTTACCAATTTGCCTATTACACCAACAATGCTGACCTTGGCAACCCAAACCAAATATCTGTTTTAAAGACAATCTCGGCCATTGTGATTGGTGGTTCAAACCAGTTTCTAACAATCAAATGGGGCTTTGATTATTCAGGTGCATATCAAGCACAAAACGTCTATATCCCTACTCAAACAAGCTATGAGTATGGTAGTGCTGAATACGGCATTGCTGAGTACACATCTGGCGTACCGATTAAAACTTTGAGAGCCAACGCTTCTGGTGCAGGAAAGATTGTTCAAACAGGGTATGAGACAACCATCAATGATGTTGCGCTGTCTCTTCAAAAGATTGAAATTCAAGCCAAAGATGGCAAATTAGGCTAAGGAGAATTATTTTGAGTAACTATACAAAAACAGTAAATTTTGCAACCAAAGACAACCTCAACTCTGGCAATCCCTTAAAGATTGTCAAGGGTACTGAGATTGATACTGAATACAACAATATTGCTACTGCTGTTGCGACTAAAACAGACAATGCTTCTGCCGCAATTACTGGCGGTACGATTACTGGTATTACTGATTTAGCGGTTGCTGATGGCGGTACTGGTGCTTCTACTGCGGCTGATGCTAGAACTAATTTAGGTTTAGGCACTATTGCCACACAAGCAGCCTCTAGCGTAGCAATTACAGGCGGTTCTGTAACAGGTATCACAGACATTACAGTAGCTGATGGTGGAACAGGTGCTTCAACAGCCGCCAATGCTCGTACTAACTTAGGTTTGGTAATTGGTACAGATGTGCTTGCACCTACAGGGTCTGCGGCAAGTTTGACTTCTTTTCCAACATTTAATCAAAACACAACAGGTAATGCGGCAACAGTCACAACTAATGCAAACCTGACAGGCGCAGTGACTTCGGTTGGTAACGCAACGTCTTTAGGATCATTTAGTTCTGCAAACTTACTTGCGGCATTAACTGACGAAACTGGCGCTGGCTCTGCTGTATTTGCTACGTCACCAACGCTAGTAACCCCCGCCCTTGGTACTCCAAGCGCATTGGTTGGCACAAACATCACGGGTACTGCATCAGGTTTGACAGCGGGTAACGTCACTACAAATGCCAATCTTACTGGTGCTATTACATCTACTGGCAATGCCACTTCTCTTGGTTCATTTAGTTCTGCTAACCTTTTGGGTGCTTTGACTGATGAAACAGGAACAGGATCGGCAGTATTTGCTACTTCACCTACTTTAGTAACTCCTATTCTTGGTACACCTACAAGTGCAACATTGACCAATGCAACTGGCTTGCCATTAACAACAGGCGTAACAGGTCAACTCCCTGTTGCCAATGGTGGTACAGGCACAGCAACTCCTAGTATTGTTGCGGGAACAAACGTAACTGTTACTGGCACATGGCCTAACCAAACCATTGCGGCTTCTGGCGGTGGTGGTGGAACTCCAGGCGGCTCTACAACTCAAGTTCAATATAACAATGCAGGTGCATTTGGTGGTATTACAGGTGCTACAACTAACGGCACAGCATTGACTCTTGTTGCTCCTGTCTTGGGTACTCCCGCAAGTGCTACTCTTACTAATGCCACAGGCTTACCTTTAAGCACAGGCGTTACTGGTACTTTGCCAGTAGTCAATGGTGGTACAGGTCAAACTACTTACACAGATGGTCAACTGTTAATTGGTAACACAACAGGCAATACGTTGACAAGAGCCACTTTGACTGCGGGTTCTGGCGTAACAATTACAAATGCAAGTGGTGCTATCACCATTGCGGCTTCAGGAGGTGGAGGCTCACCAGGCGGTTCAACCACACAATTGCAATATAACAATGCTGGTGCTTTTGGAGGTATATCTGGAGTCACTACAGATGGTACTCGAATTACTCATTCAACAACATTAAGTGTTGGAGCTGCCACCCCATCAACATCAGGGTCTGGTATCACTTTTCCCGCTACAGCGTCAGATTCCACTTCAGCTAATACGTTGGATGACTATGAGGAAGGTACATTTACGCCTACTATTTTTGGTTCTAGCACTGCTGGTACTGGTACATATAACACACAAATTGGAAACTATACCAAAGTCGGAAGGGCTGTATTTTTTCAAATAAGTTTAGAGTGGTCTGCACATACTGGTACAGGCAATTTGCGGGTAGGTGGACTACCAT